TCCCTTTCGGGATCTGCCGGTGGCTCGATGGTCCCTTGATCGAAAATGTCCCTGATCTCCAGGGCCGTGGTCAGGGCATCCTGAACTCTTTCCAGCTTGGCTAGGGCTCGCTCTGACGAAGCCTTGGCATCCCTCGCCTCAGCCCTGAGCCTGCGGGCATCAAGCTGGAGGGCTAGCAGCTCGTCGCTGGTGTCCGATCGCTTGCCGTTCGGGCACATGCCCGGCTTACAAAAAGGGCGGCGGGTTCCGGCCTCGTTGTGCCATTCGATGGCGCTCTCTTCAATCCATTCCCGGCAGGAGCCACTACGGCGGCATTGGAATGTGCGCTCAGCCATGGTTCAGGCCAGCCTCTGCAGCCAGACCCGAGCACCTACGCCAATGGACCGCTGCAACATGCTCACGACCTTGTGGGCGGTGCGTTGGGGCAGGTTCAGGGCCACATCGCGCAGCAGCTGGCGGGTGGCCTCCTCATCCCTGGCGCCAACGGTGGCGTGGAGGGTCAGGAACGCACGTAGATCAGGAGGCATGGGGCCGTTGCGTTTCCTTAGCTTGCCGTAATGGCTTAGGAAACCGCAATGGCTTATGATGGGCAGGCCGGAGGGTTTCCTGTTCTGCGCAGGGACCGTTGTACCTCCGGTACCCTTTCACCACCACCGACCGACCATGAATGATTTTACTGAGCTTCGCGGCTGCTTTGAGCGGATCTTGTGCGTTGCGCGATCCTCTGCCGGGCCAACCGTTGGCAACATTCAGCTTGCTGATCGCCTGATCGGTGCTGTCCGCGCCGAGCTGGGCAAACCGGAGGGGGAGGGGCCGGACCATGCAAACTTGATCGCCTTCGCCTACGGACGGGAGCCTTGGGCAACTTGGCTGAAGGCTGGCGGCTGTCTGGAATCAGCTCATTGTGAGCTGAGCGATTTGCTGACTGCCGTCCTCGCCCGCTGGGGCCACCCTGCAGTGCCCGCTCGGAAGCCCTTCCCGGTAAACCTGGCCGAGCTGCACAACCCCGACTTCTCTGGCGGCCTGACGCCAAGCCAGCACCTTGATGTGCTGCATGGTGGGGCGGATCCTCGGGTGGCTGCCGCATCCGCACCTCAACCGCTGGAGAGGCTGTCCATGGGCAAACTTGTCTCCGAGCGGATTCAGGAGCTTTTAGATGAAGTCGCCCAGCGAGGTCTTGAGCCTAGCGGCGTTATCCTTGGCATCAGAGCAGAAGATCTTCTACGCAAGGAAGTGCGCAAGTCGCTCCTTTTTCAGCGTAACGCAAATCAGGACAACCCATTTCCTCTGCCCAATGTTCAAGACCAACTGTTTTTTTGCGGCGTTCAAATAAACAAAAGCGATGTAGAGGCAGCTGAATACGTTGGCATTGAATGCCAGTAACCAACACCCTCGCCAACCCAACCCCCATGCTTGACGCCAACGACCCCGCCTTCCGCCAGCAGTACCCCAACGGCGCCACCGTCTACGACCGCACCGGGCGCAGGATTGGCAATGTGTTCGCGTGCAACCCGGAGACTGGGGAGGTGATCACCTATGACACCTCGGAGCTGACACAAGCCGTGATTCGGTTTGTACGCCGCAATTCCCCAAGGGCCCGGAGGTTGCGGCTGCAGGGATGGCGGTTGATCAAAGTGGTGCCTAGGGATGCGACGGGGATTTTTGATGAATACCTCGACGAAAGGTTCCGCCGCCATGGCTTTTGGCCCGCGCCGCTGACGATCAGGGCGAACACGCCACCTCCACCTATGCACCCGATGTGCCGGTCTTTTTTTATCACCCCCTAGCCGCCGCCCTCCTAGCCGCCAACCCATGGACAAACTCACAAAACTACTGGCTCTCTGCAAGTGCAGCCTACTTCTGATGGTAAACAATCACCGGGATTACTACGAGTCGGCAGAGCAAAGGCTAAACAGTCCAGAAGCTTTAGACTGGGATATTCCTGATGACATACGCGCCAAGATAATCGAGACAGACACACTGATTGAGCTGGTTTTTCACCCAGACACGCCAATCGGCCTTTATCACATCCTGCACTACGACCTAGACGCGGCACTAGATGAAGCGCTAGAGGCTATCTTGCACCCCTCCTAGCCGCCAGCTCCCCTATCGCCTCGCTGAACGTTCGCCCATCCATCGGGGCATCCAACGGCGCCGAGGGTGGGATGCTGCGTTTGCGATCAGGGAACAAGTATCGCTCGCTGGCTGTTGGTGCGGTCAGCGCCCGCTGTAGCAGCCCCCGCGCCTTCTCCTCGCTGATCCCCTCAGCCGTGGCCAGTGCCCTCACGCCTGCCGCCTGCTCCTCCCGCCAGAACTCACCATCGAGCAGGGTGTCACGAATCACCGCATCCTCTTCCAGCACCTCATTAGCAGGCACCGGAACCGGTGTGCAGCGGCACTGCGGATGGGCAGGGATCACCACCTGATCTGCCGGGAATATCTGCCCATGGCGGCTGAGACACCACCGACAGGCCCGCTCATCGGTGGCAGCGACCCACCGGATGAACGCGTAGCCCTCCTTCAGGTTGTGATCAATCGCCCCCTTCACATAGGCATTGGCCAGCTCACTGCGAGCGATCACCTCAGCCCGCTGCCTGAGCCCCATACGCGAGGTCTTGCGCGTGGGGTCGGTTGTGCCCTCCAGCGCCCCGAGGATCTGCCGTTCCAGCCGCTTGGAGCCCCAGCCACGGGCTACCCCCTCGCTGACGATCTGGGCGATCTGATCACGGAACCGGGCAGTTTCGCCCTGCATAAAGGCGGTAGCAGCCTGCGTGGCAGCTCGGACCGCCAGCGGGTTGGCGCCGGCATAGGTGGCAGTGGCACCGGTCACGATGGTTTGCAGTGCAGCAGCCGCCTCACCACCAACGGATAGGGCCTCGACTAGATCGGTGCTAAACCGCCGCTGCCAGGCTGCGATCTCCTCAGGCGGCAGAAACTGCTGAGCATCCCGCAGGATGGCCTGATACTTGGCGGTCGCCTCGCCGGAGCTGTAGGCACCGGGGGCCCTGATCGGGTTCCCCTCGGGGTCCAGGGCCTCGGGGCCCACGGCGTTCAGGTAGGCGCTGTAGTGCCGCTTCAGGTCGCCTAGGACGCGATCCAGGGCGGTGCGGAGCATGGCAGTGGTGTTCTCCACCATCCGCCCCTCCAGCTCATCAAGGATGGCGGCGTAGCTGTCAACGCTGCGGATTATGCGGTCGCCCTGGGCCATTGGTTACGACTGAGCAATGGTCGGCTCCACCTCATCCAGCGGTGTGCTCATATCCAGCGGCGTGGTCGTGTCGTTCCGCCCTGGCGTTGGCGCCCCAATCGTTGGCCGCTCCCGCCGGATCCTCTCCATCTCATCCTCCACGCTGCTTGTCGCACGGTTGAACCCACCACGCTGCAGCTCCTCCACGGCGCTTTCCTGGCTGATCAGCGGCTCACCACCGGTTAGGTCCATCAGTGCCTTGGCACCCTGCGCATCGAGTGGCGGAACAAAGGCGTTCTCGTCCATCGTGAGCCCAGCACCTACAGGCAGCTCCTCCCCGGTATAGAGGCACCAGATCGCCAGGATGGACTGCATCACGGACTTCTTACGCCCGCCCATTGCTTTGATACTCACCTGCGTCCTGCCGCCTTCCAGTTGCGCCTGGGTGGCAGTCTTGGTGATCTTGCTATCACCGCTGAGGAAACCCAGTAACTGCTGGTTGATCAACTCCTCCACTTCTTTCACCTGCTCACGCTGCTCGGCCAGAGATGTTGCTGAGGGCTCGCGGAAGAAGAAGTCCCCGTCCTTGTCAACATCGACAGCCGTGTTAGGGCCAATAACCAGCGGTGTGACTGCTTGGCCAGGCATTGGCGGCGGGGCACCCTTCCGCACTGGCACCGGCATGGCGCACTTGTGGGTTTTCTCCTTCAGGTCAGAGCGCATCTGGAAGTGCTCGATGCAGTGCTCAACTACCTGCCGCAATGGCTGCCCACCTTTGCCGAACCCGGCCTTCTCGGCTGGATACCAAACTACCGGGCAGATCGACAGCGGTTTCTGCTTGGCGTCCAGGTATTGGCCATTGCTCACCTCGTCAATAGTTAACCTGCCGTCTTGCTGCTTGGTCAGCTTGTACAGCGTCCACTTCCCCGCCTCGATCACCCGGTAGCGCTCCTCATAGATCACCCCAAAGTCGCCATCGGGGGAATCAACCTCAGCCCATTCCAGGAATGTGCAGCGGGTCACCACCTCCACCGAATTGGCGATGGCGGTCCGCCAATTCAGGCACGTTGAACGGGTGCGGCTGACCAGATACGGGCGCCGTTTCAGTGCAGCCTCGTTGGCCCCATCGGTGGGTTGGCCATCGGGCATCTCCACCAGGACCGGCACCCCACCATCGCGAAGGCATAGGGCATCCACGGTGAGCCACCACGCCTCAAGGCTGTTGCCCTCTAGGTCAATGTTGTCCATCGCCTTCTCAAAGGTCGGCGGCGGGTTCACTAGGTCGCTGCGCGATAGCACCCCTGCGAAGGCCTCGATACCAGCCCTGAAGAAGTCGGCGAACACCGCACGACCCAGCCTGCCCTCATAGGCATTGGGCGGTTCCGCTGGTTCGGCTGGCAGATATTTCCGCTTGGTCGCCTCACCCCTCAGGCAATACCAGGCGTCGTGGGCTCGCTCCAGATCCTTGGCGTGCTCCCGCAAGATCGGATGCCGGAACGATGGCAGTTTGGGGTCGGTTCCAGGATGTTCAGATTGCACCGCCGCCCGTACTCTTTGCCTGCTAGTGGAGCTTTCCGCTTAGAGCTTCACCGCCTTGGGATGGGGCTTGCGGCGGGCGAACAGCGACGGCTGCACCACCTCGACCGGTGCGGGCCTTGGCTGGCGGCGGCGCCGCTCGCGGGGTGCAGGGGCAACGGTGGCAACGTCGAGCCCTAGCAGCCCCTGGCGGAACTGCTCCAGGGTGCGGCCACGCAGCTGGGTCTTCAGGCGGTTATGGAACTGAATCATCGGCCCCGAGGGGTAGGCCCGTTTGAATGGATCAGCTGCCCACCGCTCTAGGAGGCCACGATCAGCGGGACGCAGGTTGGCGAACGCTGCATCGGTGAGGGCATAGAGCGCGGGGGCAAGGGCTGCCTCTGTTGCCATCGGCTGGTGTTGGCTGACTAGGGTCAGCTCGTCTTCCAGCTCGATGGTGCCGACCATGCCGCCAAGCATCTCGGTGATCTCGTCTTCGGTGAACACCGGCAGGACCTCAACGATCTGGGCC